TCTAGATGTGAAGAAAATAATATGAATTTATTGTACTCTAATTTTTCTTTCCATAATCTATCTTTATTTCTACCATCATCAAGATAATATCCTACATTTGTATTTGTATCATTTTCTTCCGCTGGTGTGGTAATACCTTGTTTTGAAGATAGTGTATTTTTTCTTTTAATTCTACTAACACCATGTTGTACATTTAAATTAGGATTACCAAATAAGTTTACAGCACTTGTAAAATAATAATCAGATAAATATTTTACACCAATTACAATTTCACCAACGGCTGGTGTAATGTTCATGTTAGGATTCAATGGTTTAAAACTTTTACATCTATCAATATTCAATCCTTGTTCCGAAAACACAAACCTACCAATCACACCACCAATATATGAATAATCAGGCTCACCCTCTATTGTTGGGAAAGACGATTTTGTATCATCAAGATGTACTTCAAGAACTTCTACAGGTTCTAATTCATAAAACTTAGATTCTTGAACTATCTCGTTTATTCGTTTTTTTAGTGAATTTAATGTTTGTATTCCACCTCGTTCAGGTATTGAAGTACCTCTACCAGGTTTCTGTTCATATGCCATTAGTTTATCTTACTTAGTATATTATCATTATGGTCTTGTAACTCATTTACTGTTTCTTCTATTGAACTCATCAATTGTTCTTTTTCCGCATCGGTTAATCCAAACTCTCCCTCTGAATCACCTTGTTTACTAGCATTGGCTAATCGTTGTACAATAGTTGCTAACTTAACTAATTGTTCATCATTCTTTACATTGATTTCTAAGTACTCTTTCAACATAGGAATGATTTGCACAGCTGTATCACCATCTTTAATAAACCCAACTACCTCTTTCATTAATACTTCTAATTGTTCTTTGTTTCGTTTGGAATTATCATAGATGTCTTTGAATACATCTGATAGGGTTTTACCCTCGAATATTTCGAAATCTATTGCCATAATTTTACCTGTGATTAATCAATAATAAATATTAAACTTCTAAAAAATAGGTGTATATATTTATATATCAAAATCGAAAAGTGCCATATATACAATAGTTATTATACGAGTCGGTGAAAATCCGACATAATTGATAACTAACGGGAGAAAGACCATATGAAGGAAATCATAACACTCGTAAAAGGATATGTAGATGACTTAGCTCATCTAATGGTATCCTTTGTTGCTATAGGTGCTGTTTCCGAGATTATCTTCGGTAGTGGTATCTTTGGTGTCAATGTTATTGGTAACCTAACATCTATAATCAACACATTCGGCGAGTCAGGCTTCGCCGGTCTTGTCGCATTGTTGGTGTTAGTGGGTTTATTCCGTAAGTAGTACTATATCGGATAGATAATAAAGGGGGAGTCTTATCCGAGATTCCCCCTTTTTAGTTTTATTTAGAATTGAACCAACTACCTGTCCATCGTGTTTCGATAGAGCCTGTAGCTATATAGGTTTTTTGTAATTGATGATGATGTTTTTTCATCACATTGATAACACGAGTAATGTGTTGTGTGTTGGAACCAGTCATCTCACGAATCAAGATGTATAATGCCTTCTTGTTAAAGTTATCAATACTATCTTTCATTTCAATCAATTGAACTACAGCATTGGCAACATCTAAATCTTTCTTTCGTTTAAAGACTGTGGTTAGATTGTTTTTCCAATATTCTACTAATTGGGTCATGTACTCTAATTGTACTTGTTCGTTTTCACGAGCTCTTTGTTCTGTAATCGGGTCTCTCTTATAATCAGTAACCTCTTCACCATCGTGTTGTTTTAACCTTTTATAGTTATTGTTGTTATGTAGAATCAAATAGTTCTTAGCAACAATACTGAAGTATGAGAAGGCCTTACCTTTACCCTCTGTAAACTTATGCATATTCATATACAAGAAACTAACTACCTCATGTTTAACATCTTCACTTGGAACATCAAAGTAATAAAACTTAAATGTATGAATAATGTTTTCACACAACTTTTCAAAAGGTACTCTGATATGTTCATTATAAATTCTCTCTCTCATATGTGGTCGAGTTTCTTTATTATGTCTGATGATTGCATCTTCAGTTCCTTGATGGAAGTAATATCTTGGTGAACCCTTTTTTGCTTTTCTTGGCATTATATATCCTTTTCAGTTATAGTGTTTAATTCATTTATTGTTTCTTTGATACCCTCAAAGACCGTTCCGATTTCATCATCGGATTCGAACTTACCCTCTGAATCTAATTCATCGAGTACATTTTTTGTTATGATTACTTTGGCAGCATAATCTTCAACCCAACCCTCTAACCTTTCTACTTTTCTTGTAAGGTTAAATGTTGTATATCCAAATGTTACTGCTAAACAACCAAAGATAATTTCTAATATCATTTCTTCTCTCCAAACAACTCATCAAATAAATCCTTTGGTGTATCACCTGTGAGTTTAGTTTCTACTTCTGTCTTTACCGCCTTCTTAATATTACCAACTGATTTATTTACCTTTTCAGTTTTAACATCTTCTTGATACTTCCACATTGATTTTTCTGTTACGGTAGCCATGTGGTCTGCCCAATGAATGATATATGGTAAAGCACATCTGAATGAATTCTCAGGTTTGAATGTTTTGTAATATTGCATGTTAGCTTCATCATACATACCATCACTACATTTAATTGCTAACCATTCATTTTGAGTTACAGGAACTTTGAAGTGTGATAACAAATATAAAGCCCTATCTGTAACCGTCATAAAATTCATATCAGGATTCTGTATGAACCATTCATCAAGTTTTTTCCTACGCCAATCATCATCTTGTACAAGATAATATTCATGTGTTAAATCTCCAACCTTACCTAAATCGTGATGAAGTGCTGAGAACACAAGTTCTTCTTTTGTAAAATCGATTATACCACCAACCTCTTCATATACCTTCATAAGTTTTTGAGCAGTTTCTACAATATGTAGAACATGCTCTATATAACCACCTACGAAACAATAATGATAATAAGGTTTACCACTAGCGGGTGCTACAACCATTCTATCTTGGAAGAACTCATACATCTCAAGCAATCTTTCTTTCCTGTCACCAGTAAAGTTCTCTTCTACCAAAGTAACTAACTTCTGGTAGTTTTCTACTAATTGTTGTTCTGTTAAGTTTTTCATTTAATAACCTTTGTATTTTACCAATTTAATTTACCGTCAAATGTACGAAACTTTTTATATTAAAGTCAAGTCTTTTTTTGCTAATAGCCAACATTCCAAAAAATTGCATTTGGTTTAGCATATTCTTTAATGAACTTCCAAGCCTTAGCATCATAACTTGGAGCCGATGGAAATGGTGGCATCTCTGATTCTGGTATCACCTTTTCGAATTTGTATTCTGAACGATAGAACTTAGCTCTACCTATTTCTCGTTCACTCATCTTGTGTCCAACTGAAACCACATTCACATCTTTATCAGGAAATGCTAATTGTAATCCTCTACTCAAAGAACCACTACTACCAACACTCCATATCTCACTAAAATCTACATCTTTTAAATTTTCTCTAATAACCTTTATCATACTACCAATGTTTGTTGGATGTTCTAATCCAATAGGAAACAATACTCTTGTATCAGGACTTTCATTTACATACTCTCTAGCTCTTGCTTGTGTTACTGATAACATTCCCATGTTTACCCATTTATATATAGCACCTAAATCCATTCCTCTTTTTTGATACTCATGATAGTTTTCAGGATTTCTTCTGGCCATAAACAATATAGTTTTCTTTCCATATTTTTCAGTAACAGCAGGTAATGATATTTGTGCATAACCTTGAGCAGGACAACTTCCAAATACAATCTCTTTTGCTGGTGTATCTTTTATAAACTTATCAATGAATCTAATCTTACTACCATGATGTAATAAATCATCTCGTACAACTTTGATTCCATCATACTCTTCTATTACTACTTTAGGATTAGGGTCTTCCCAATCTTTTACTAAATCTAATAACTCTGAAATTCCCCACACTTTCCCACCATTATCTTCATATGTAGGTTCAAAAAATTTATTCATATTATCACCAAAACTTTGTGTTTACTTTTTCTCTATTATTCGGTAACTCACATCCCATCAATTCTGCAAGAATACGAGCTCTCTTACTTGGGCCTTTGTTATATTGATTAGTCATGAAATAACAAACTTTAGCCTGTGAGTAATCAACATCCTCATAGTTATCAAATTGGTCTACTGATAAATCTACAATTGTATCATCAGGCCATTTAATAAATCTATGTAATCCATCATCACCAGGTATACCTGCCAACTTGTAAGGTTTAGAACCTGGTGGTGATAAATAATAATACACGAACTCAGAAACAACATAACAATAATTCTTTGTAGGATTATCCATTGTCCATGCATCTTTCATGAGTTTTGTTTTCAAATGTTTCTTACCCATTGTTTTCAATGCTTCATGTAACTGAGCTTTTGTAATCCCAGCCTTATCAAACATTTTTTGTAACTCTTTTTCTTTGATTCTCATTCTATATAATCATCAACTTGTTTTGTAGATGGATACTTCTCACTACTTCTTACCAACCAATCTCTTAATCGTTGGTCTGATTTAACATCTATAATTAAGTGGTATCTATCTTGTTCACCAAAGTTAACTGCAGTGTGTGGTTTTCTCATATCTAAATACCATAGTTCACCCTCACCCATTTTACATTTGGTACTTGTACCATCAGCATTCCATTGTTTGAATTCTACCTTTGGATTTGTTTGTAAAGGAAAATGTAACCTTGCCCATTGACCATCACCAATACCAGCCTCTACATCTTGTCTATCAGTATGTCTTTCAAGTTCACCCTCTCCCTCTTTTAACATTAGGATTCTGATTCTCTCATGTTCATAATCACCAAGTATATCTGCAAACTTTTCTACAGCAGGTACTTGTTTTCTTAATGGTGTATCTTTTACTTTCCAATCCATCTTCTCTTTGTTTTCTTTTTTCCAAGAGTTAACCATTTCTGCAGGTTTAACAATGAAATCAACTAATCCACCATAACCACGAACCACCATACCTTTCCAAGTATTTCCTTTGTTGTAATTAGAATAGTGATTAGCAAAATCATCAATGTTAAGTTTTAGAATTTGTTCCATCAACTCTTTTGTATCTTGTGTATCACAATCTAATCTCTGTAATGATAACTCTTGTGCCTTATCAGGTCGTTCTAAATTCTCACCACCCTTAACCCATATACCATAAACATCTGCAAACGAAGTTACGATATTATCGATACATTCAAATCCTAAATTTTTTAATATATCTTTATTTCTTTTCAACTGATTATCAATCTCTACAATTGTGATTGGTTCTTCTGTATCAAAGAACTTGTTTGATTCTTTTGGTTTTGCAATATGTTTTTCTACTAACTTTTCTAACCATTCCTCATAACCAGGATAACATGCCATCTCTTTGATGTAAACATCACCTCGTTCTTTATCCAAAATATATTCTTGTCCACAAAAAGATTTTACCTTTTTCTCTTTGGTAGACATTTTATTTAAATCGTAATAATGAATAATAGCAACAATTTTACCATTATCATCTTCCACCCAATCAACTTCTTTATACATATTTTTTTCCATGTGTCCAAGATATTGTTGGATTTTATATTTGTTTATTTTTCTAAAAGGGTCTCTCAATCTCGTGTTACCATATTTTTCTCTTGTAGATTTATCACCCTCTGGTCTTTGTGTTTCTAAAAAACAATCTAAAATATTATCATATATTGGTGTTTTATCATACATCCATTGTTTATCATTATGATAAGGTTTATCATATTCTTTAGTCCAGTCTCTGAATTTCATTTTGTGCTCCTTTGTAGAACACGAATATCGGTTCGAACTTATATGCTTTTCCATTGTGTTGTACAGCATTCTTTATTCCAGTCTTACTTGGGTCTAACCCAACCATCCGTGTCATCAACATTTTAAGTTTACCTTTATATTCACACCCTAACTTAGTTAGAATATCAATACTATCTTGTTCTAATGGGAAGTAAGTACTACTCCCAATTTTTATATCTGCAATGTTCCAAAGGATATATCTATCCTCTTTTAAATAATTATAAGCCGTTGTTAAAGTCGGTTCTAAAAAATTATCTCTCCAATCATCATACTCGGAATATGCTTTAAAACTTTGGTTTTCATCTTGTGAATATTGTTCTCTATTGAAGTAAGGTGGGGATGTAAAAACCATATCTAATTTACCCTTATACTTCTGAAACTCAGGATTGTTCCCAATTAATTCACTACCATCTGTAAATACTTCGTAGGTATTACTTTTCTTTTCTACCTCAAAAAACTTTTGGAATGTTTCACTTTCATTATCCACACAATTGTTATTATAGAAATCAGCAACTGCTTGATACCTACCACTTGTATCTGGATTAGGGTCTGTACCAACATAGTGTGCTTTCTTTCTCATACTCATAGCACCAATGATTCTACCACCCCA